CGCAACGCATAGTTCGTTGCTGGCGAAGCGTCAGGGCCGTCGCCCTTGTCTACCACAGCTGAAGTCTGCAAATTCTGGTCTCTAAACCATTCATTCCAAATCAAATTGTAGGCACGCGTAAAAAAAGCGCAGTGGGAGACCGTATTACCGGCACCTACTTGACCCACGGTGGGGAGTCCCATGTAATCTTGTAGACTACCCACTGCGTAACCGCCTGCCGGAGAGACCTGTTGCGGAACCAAATAACTAATCGAATCACCCGGGTTATCTTGCTCACCCATAAAATGATTCCAGTTATTCCAAACCAAGCGATTAGGAACAAAGAAAAAGAAACTATCCAAATGCATGTTGTCCATTACCGGCGTAATGGGCGTAGCAAGACGGGCAAATGCCGTCATCTTTAAATTAAATGTATCACCGGGAAGAACTTCGTCCACATAAATCGGGACTAAAAAACCAGCATCAAACGTGGTTTTGTGGGTTTTTTGAATTCGAAACGCTGACCGAGGGATATCAGCTTTAGGGATCATAGCGAACTTGTGCAAGTCCACTGACTTATTACGATGCATCGTATCTCCTTGTCTTACACGCTTCGCGTGTTCCTCACCGACTAAAATTCAGTCGGCGAGGGAGGTTTAAAATCAAAACCAGAGAATTAGGACTTTGCTTGCTTTCCTAGCATAAGAACCTTCATATCCTCATGGCTCTCTATACGCCCAGTACTATCATCGAAAATACCGATTTCGTAAAGGTCAAAATCGTCAGAATGATGAAAAAGCTGATTATCAGCAGAATCACGCTGAACTTCATCCATAAAACTACGCACTGCCATAGCAGGAGTAGGAACAAACCAAGGGCGCATAAAAGCATCTGCAGCTCTATCTTTAATTGCAACAATTACTTGTTTCATAACATTCCCCTTAATTAAGCTAATTTACGTGGTAACCTTTTCAATTTCGCAACGGTTACCGCTTCTTTTACCGCTAAACGCTCATCTGTGTTGTCTTCCAAACGTAGTCGCGCAGCCTTCTCGCGCTCCCATAGGATCTGATCAAACTCCCACGGATGGTCGTCCGCGTACTTCTTGTCATAAAACTTCGGTGGCTTCACTTTCTTACCGTTAAGAACAACATAATCATGTGGATACACGTCCGTTTTATAACGCTTATACCAATCGTAACCAATACCGGGCTTTAACGACATCTTGTTAAATTCAGGCCTACGACTAGTAATCTCTCCAGTATTAAGATTAACTTCTTCATAATGCTGATCTGCCATACCACCTGTTACCTTTTTCATAATGTAACGAGCAACATAAGCAGCAGACTGAAAATTAACCTGTCCGATACTGGAATGGCCAAACGGCCATAACTCCTCAAGAATTGCTGACCGATATATCTTAGACCCAGAATCGGTCTTCCGCCAGAAATACTTGTCCTCAAAATCAAAATTAAAAATACACGCATGGAAATGCGGTCTACCAAGCTCCTCTCCATACTCACCAGCCATATAAAACCGAATAGGAAACCGGTCTGCAGACTCCGCATACGCTGCCGGCTGCATACCCTTGAAGCGCTTTCTAAGGCGCTTCATGAACTTCTGAAAATCCTCATAATGCAAAGAATAATCAGCCGGTAAATGCTCATCCGAATAGGTCAACGTTAAAAAACAGTTGTTCTTATACAAACTAGCTTCATGCATACACCGAACAGCCCACTGTCGTGACCTTTCCAACCGACAACCAACACACTGGCCACAGGGTAATTCCAAAGACTTAACAATGTCATTCCGTTTCAACTCTGCAAAAACAATTGAACGGTCTAAACACTGAAAAGCCTTCAGAGGCTTATAACACGGCATCTCACAGACGCCATCCGCCACGCATTGGATTCAAACTCATGTTCGCAGCCTTAGTCTGCCGTACATGACCCTTAAAACGCTTCGCTGAACGATGTTTATTAACAGGCTTACGACTTAGTGGCTTCATCATAAAAACTCCTTTTTAGGGGTTGGTGTCACCTAGCACAGTTACATCAAGTAAACCACTGTGCTACACGCTGCCTTCGGCAGCTACATCAGCCATCGTTACGATGGCTTTCGGGGCTACAAGCCCCATTTCAATCGCTTTATCGCGATTGTTTTCGTCCATGCCGAAATATACGAATCGACCCGGGTCGTTATCAAATCCCTTACGGATACGCGCTGGTAGCGCGTCAAAAGCGCTCTGCGCTTCCAATCCCCTATTCATAGCAGAATGGTAATCACTG